GACCTTTTGCTTTTCTTTGAAACGGCAACAGGGTTTAATGTAAATCCAGTACATTCAGGATGAACAAAGTTACTGTAAACAGAAACTGTGAGAGCCGGAGTGCCAGAGGAACCAGTAAGGATAAGAGGACTCAAGACAAAAATCTTGAAATATCCAAAAATACCAGATGTGGGTTGACCATCAGAAGGATCTACGCTGGTATCCCACCAGACAGAAGGGGCGACATAAGGAATATCAAATGCAATAGTTTCATTAGCATTTGCAGATAATACGATGTTGTCAAGACATGACAAAGACCACATATCATCAGCCCCCATAATTTGGAAGGAATTCGAGGGATTCCATCTTGGACAATAAACGATTAACAAGCGACCGGCATGATAGGTAGTGGAATTCAAACGCATTTCTATATGCACGGCAGCTCGAAAATACTTAAAATAGTCAAGCTTAGCCAAGATGTTAGGAACAAGAAGATCGGAAGGAAAAGTTCCTTTCCCGATCAATGCTCCAAGAGCATCAGAACCTAACCAAGGAAAAGTGTGGGTGTTATAAGGACGACTCAACACTTGGGATAAACCTTGGTCAGCGTATGGGTTGGTGTTTCTATGTATAGGCGAAATAAGAGCATGAGACTCACTTTTCACACCAACAGTATCACGAAAGGAAGTAAGTTGTGTACTCTCTTGTATCTCAGTTTGCACAACCTTTCTTTCTTCAAGACCGTGATTGTCTTGTTTCATTTGAGCCTTGACATCTTTGCCTTTGGCTTTCAAAGAACTATAACCGATAAAACCAGGTGCTATAGGCACACCCATGGTATAAGTATCTCCAGTAGCTGCATAAACATCATACTGATGAGAGAAATTATTATCGGAAGTTTGGACAGTGTATTGCATGCCAGGCCATTCAAAACGCTCATTCTCAGACATGAAGCAAATGAATGGATAAATCCCATAGAAAGGCACCTCTGTTTCATTGGTGTTACGGAAAGAATGATCATTAAATGTCATTCCCAGTCTTTCAGGTGGGTAATTATATTGTTCCAATTGATTCAGAGGATTAAAAATCCAATTCGAAATATATGAGTGAACATTTCGTAAAGAATCAGTTTGGATTACCTTATAGCGAATAGGACCGCGATGCAATAGAAAAGAACAGAGCATTTGGTTCCATTGTCCCCAGTTATTGGTATTAAGATCCCAAGCACTGGACGTAAATTTATCAAACTGTGCAGAGACACCAGCTTGCTTAATTTTCGTATATCTGTGAAACAAATCAACAAAACTTTGAACTGTTTCACCTTGCAATATATGCTTCACCACTGTTTGATCACAGGGAGCAAGAGGCTTAAAAGTCTGCATAAATTGCGATTGAGTTGTGGCTTGTTTAGACATTTGAGCATGAACATCAAAACCACGTTGCCTTCTAAATGGACCAACACCATTATTATTCTTATCCTCCTTCTTCAAAGGAAAATTAGCAACTGGACTAAATTCAAATCCAGGGAACAATTCTGTGGGTCTAGAACATTCAAAATCCTCTCCACCAGACATCCAAACGATACAATGGATGGTTGTAGAAAAGGTTGTGTCACTTGCGACTGGGGGATTAACCACAGTCATACAAATCCAACCGTTGGTACTATTGTCACCAGCGGTGGTCGCGACATCAGGGGCAACTATTGGTAGATAAGGTGTGTCTTTGAGCCAAGGGACCATAAACGGAACATCAGTATCACCATTAACATCTACAGTAAGAGACACTATATCACCAGTGTCATTAGATGTTGTAAGTCCAACTGTACTAAAGTTAGGATGCCATTCAATACGAATTCGGGCCGAAACAAAACGACTTGTCGTGAACATAATCATATATTTCATAGAGCCACGCCAGTAACGGAAAAAACTAGCGTAATTGCCAACAGGATGGAGTGTAAAAATTGTGACTCCATTATTGTTAGCCATATAGGTAGGCAAAACAGGTAATGACCAAATAAGGCCATTCTGTAAGTTGGAAGAATTAAACGTTGCATGTAAAATAATTGCAGGACGCAATCTATACAACGAAAAATTATGAGCAGGACCAATTTTCTCACAGAAAAAATTGTGCTCCGAAGAGACAAGGTTTGCAGGATCGCAAGAAATTTGATCAACAGTATCAAGACCTTTCATAAGAGCAAAACCAGATGTTTGAGCAATACGCATCTGATTTATAGTCGAGATATTGACTGGATAGTCATAGCCAAAATAAGCAGCTACAAGCGAACCAGCTTTAAAAATTGGTGACATTATAGAAGCAATGCTTCCTATCACCGGGAAGAAAGAGATAACACTCGCAATGCCTGAAGCAGCGCGAAATATCCCAGAAATAATCCCACCACTACTTTTTGTCTTAGCTTCTTTGGTGGGCGGAGCTTTTTCTTCGGGATTATCATCCTTCTGAAACTCCTCGTAACCAGGGCCTTTATTCATTTGAGCAAAGACTTCAGAACGGTCACGATATCCTGCATTATTAGTAATGCGGAAAGGTCGGAAATGTGCCACCTGATTAGGTACAGCACCTTGGGAAGTCAATTGGGAGATCGGCATCACTGCAACTCCAATGAAGAAAGTTGCCCAAAAAGAAACCCAAAAACACAAGAAATAAAATGTCCATCTTGTGCAACGGCTCTTCTCAAGATCAGATTTAAACCAAGTCCAGAATTTCTTAATTCCAGAATCTGGACGGACCGGGGGTAAAGAACCTAAATGACGTCTTCCTCTTTTGCGAGTTTGATCCGCATAAAGATGGGCTAAAGCTGGATAAAGTTCATCCAACTCAGCTTCTCGTCGCATACCTTCATCAATAGTAGGTTTGACAGGTTGGCGAAAATTACCAGAACAGGCCATCTGGGCATTGGCATCAGCAGATTGTTTCTTAATCCCTTTAATTCTGGGACCAACAGCAATCTTGGTAAGGGTTTCAAGAACACACTTACTATCTTTAGATAAGCTCTTTAGTGGCGTAAAAGAAACACCACCTTGAGTAGACACTTCAATAAGCGCCTCAACTGGAGCTTTTTCAAAAGCCATAAGGCCAGCATTGAGAGCAAGTGGATCCGACATATAGCCTGGCATCCAATAAGTAACAGGAGTATCTTTTCCCATATTCACAAATCGTCCATATAGTTCAAGATATGAGATATTTATGGGCTTCAGATTATGCTTAATAAGAGCAGCATTAATCTTAG